ATCCCGTAAACACTTCTTCAAATGGCAATATATTTTGAATGATATGGATATCAGTGGTTTTATAACCAGTTTCTTCGGTAAACTCTCTAATTGCACATGGTATATCTTTTTCTTGATAATTTCTTCTCCCTTTTGGAAATCCCCATTCAGGTTCGTTCCAGTTAGTGTTAGATTGTTTGACAATACTTTTTAATGTAAATATGTAATCCATATCAGTAACACCAGCATTTAATTTTATAAATTTTTCTCTTGATATTTTTTCTCCCCCCCTATATTGAATTCCTACGTGTTCTCCCCATAATTGTCTCCACAAAGTATCAAAGTCTAGTGTAGTTATTCGTTTTTTCTCTTCGGTTGTCATAACATTTACTAGATTTTGAATATATACCTTGTCTTGTAAATTGTATTTACCTCGCATAAAATCTATAAAGCCAAATGTATCTTTTCTACGAATCAAAAGGTATTTATTATTCTTTGTAAGCGGATCCGTTTTATATACAATTATTCCTATGCTCGTTATCGGTTTTTTACATTGATTATACATATGTCCGTTTTCACCACAATTATTACAAAAATTAAAACTTCTCAACATTGTCATACATTCTTTTAGTGTATTTATATCTTTTATAACTTATTCAAAAAAAATGAAATACAGTATTATATAAGTATATCAATTGTATAATCATGAGCACAGAATTAAAACTAAGCGATTTAAACGATGATATCATTCGGGATATATATTCCTTTGGATATCCAACCCACAGAGTGTATATGAGAGACATATGTACAAGCATTGGTTCAAATCATCATATCATAGACAATCGTATAAATGCTTATTGGAATGAGAATTATCAAGAAGGAGGATCTATGACATTATTTATAAAAAAACATTTTACTAAAAGGGACATATTGTACATATTCCATTACTATAAAAAATGTCGGTGTTGTACACGACACTCGTATTACAAACCAGATATTAGACACCAACAATTCAATCCAAAACCAGAACAAACCCCATATTACATCCATGACGACACATGTTCGTGTACATGTAGACATATGTCTAGGCACTTGTTTAATGCCTATTTTAACTAGAATTTACATTTCATACATTATTATAATATTGAAGTGGAATGAAAGATTTTATCTTCCCAATAATACTATTTTTATTTTCTTTTCTTATCATCAGTGGGTATAAATATGTATTCACCGGCAGTTGAAAATAATAAGACATTTTTCTTGTTATATATTGTTTAATACTTGGTTTGCACATATCCTTTTTATACGCTCTGGTATGTTTTAAATGTGTTAGTAAGTGTAAATCCTCTTTATGAAATAGTTTGTATTGTATCACCTTTCTTTTTTTACATTGGTTGATCATTCCTGCATGTAACAATTCGCAATCAAATAAAAATACTTTCCCCGATTTTCCATATATATTTACAATATTAGATTGTACAAACGGATATGATTGGTTAGACCCAGGGCATACAGATAACAATTCACCGTCGTAGAGATATAATATAGCAGTGTATACTGGATATTGTGTTTAATATATTTCTTTTGAAGAAGTGACATCTCTGTGAAATGTAGACAAGGCGGTGTTGTTCTCAATCGTGTAAACGTAATCAATAAAAGTATACCCAGTAGGAAGTTTATCTAAAAGATCACGTTGTAGTGTTAAGCAAGGTATATCTTGTGTTTTCACATATTCGTCATTAAATAAACAACAAAACCCATCTCTATCTAGCTTACGAGTAACTAGACTAGTATCTACGGGTTCATATATTTCTATCCAATATAACATTACATATATCAATAATAACCAAATTGAAATCACTTTATAATTCATAATTATGTGGTTATATAATCCAATTATTATATATTTTATTTCTAATGACACTAGATCCTAAAATCTGGGGTCCACATTACTGGTTTGTATTACATACCATAGCTTTAACTTATCCTGAAACCCCAACCGAAGTTGTCAAAAAAAAATATTATGATTTTTATCAAAATTTACCACTTTTTTTACCTATTGAAGAAATAGGGAATAATTTTTGTAAGTTTTTAGATAAATATCCAGTAACACCTTATTTAGATTCACGACAATCTCTTGTCCGGTGGACACATTTTATACACAATAAGATCAATACTGCATTACATTTGCCTACATTGACCTTAGAAGAGGCTCTATCAGAATACTATGATCATTATAAACCAAAAGAAGTAAAAGATAATCAAGAGAGACTAAGAAGAGAAAAAATAGCATTTTGTATAATCATACTTCTAATCATATGTTTGACAATATACTTATACAAGAAATAAATGTGGTATTATATATAATGCGCTATAAACGGAAAATACGTAATGCTAAACAACATAATAAACGCATAGGAATAGATAAATTACTACCCGTATATTGATTTTAGGTATTATAGCATTGGTAATATATTTATACAAAAATTATATATATGACCTTATATATATGAAAAGAACAATATGTAGAAGAAAGTTGCGTTCACATAGGAGAACCAAAAACAAAGAAGATGCAGGACAAGTGATTGCGGCTGGAGGATTTGGGTGTGTGTTTAGACCACCTATAAAGTGTCAAGACCCAATCCTTGATGCTAAATTGCAGAGTAGACCATACATTACAAAGCTCTTGACTAAAAAAAACGCCAAAGAGGAAATGAAAGAAAACGTAAAAATATTGCCTATAGTAAAAAAAATTCCTAATTACAGAGATTATTTTTTATTAGACGACATATTTGAATGTGCTAACTTTGGGCCCTTGTCTACAGAAGACAAAAATGGATTCAATACAAAATGTGATTTGATGAATGATAAATTAGGAATCACTGCTAGCAATGTCAATAACCCAAGTTCTCTTTCTAAAATGAGTGCCATTAATATTCCTGATGGAGGAGTAAGCATAAGTAGCGAAATGAAACATATTGCTACTTTAATTGACAATACAACCTCTTCAAGTGCTATAAATTATGCTATAAAAACGTTCGGTTTACTAAACTGGGGATTGATTGATACGTTAGAAAATGCAATAGTTCCTATGAACGCACGTGGATTACTACATTTAGATCTGAAAGGTGATAATATGTTGGTAAATACAGGATGGGATTCTCCAGAAAATAAAAATAAAATGCCTAACATAACCGTTATTGATTGGGGGTTAGCAGGAGTAATAGATTCAACACTGACTGTCATACCTGAAGTGAAAAATCGCCCATTGATGTTTAATTCTCCGTTTTCAAATATTCTGTTTACGTTAATAACTAATACACAAATAACGAAATATATTACAGAAACTTATCCACAAGAAAACAAAAAAAATGTACCTAAATCAATTTTAAAAACGATTGCTTCTATGTTATTGGAACATTCTGCTGGACGCATCGGTGAAGGTCATACGGGTTTTATATCTATGGCATTAGGAAGAATAGGAACACTTTCTGGTGCAAATTATGATAGCAATAATAGATCTTTTCGGAGAAAATGGTCTGTAGACGACGATTGTTTTAATAATGGAACGACAGGATACAACTATCTTATTGATTATATTGCCAAAGTGCTTGATCGTTATTTAGAAGTTGCTCCAAACGGTATATCGCAAAGTAGACGTTTTGATATGGATAAATATTTTAATGAAGTATATAAATATAATGTAGATATATGGGGATTTTTAATGTCTTATTTGGATTTTTGTGTTTCTTTTAATGATGTTGGGAAATTTCGTTCTTTACCATTAAATGTCCATATATCCGATATTTTATTTAAATATTGTTTCAGCGATACTTATGCTGCCGATAGAATACCGTTGGATGAATTGATAAAAGATCTGACACATTTATCCATCGTATGTGGCGTACCTAAACCTACCTTAAAGCATAGAACTCCTACGCCAAGTACAAGGTCTTCTGTGAAGAGCGGACAATCTTCTATGAGTAAACGTTCCACCCCAAGTACAAGGTCTTCTGTGAAGAGCGGACAATCTTCTATGAGAGAAATGTCTTTGCCTGCTGGTAGAAAACGGTGTCCACGAGGGTACCGTATTATTTCAAAAACAAAACGGTGTCGTAAGATAAAATGATCAATGACAATAAAATTAGGATACATAAGCAAAACTTTCTTGTTATAGTATAACATAACATGAAAGCTGAATTGGTGGTGTTAATCATAACCGGATTCTTTGTAGCCAATACTTATTACGATGGAAAATACATTACCATACTTAAATCATGGACAAAATATTACCAAATGGCTGGCATTGCTTTTGCTGGATTGTCTGCATACTTATTTTTCAAAAAGCATCCATCCGATACACGCACCTTACTCTCTTCTGCAAGCGGAGTGATAAAATATTTACCTATAGATAAACAAACTACAGACGTCCTAACTCCATTTCTACAAATGTCGTCTCCCACGAGTAATCACGACCAATCCCATTATGTTACGAAAATTTCACAATCAGGTGGAAGTACCAACAAAAGATGTGTTAGTGAAACTAAAAAAAAATATGTTGCATCACAACAAGGGTGGTGCTGTGGGAAATGTAAGAAAACGTTGCCTGCATGGTTTGAAGTAGATCATACGGTTCGGTTAGAACACGGAGGATCCAATAACATTGATAACCTAGTAGCTCTTTGTAGGGATTGTCATGGTGAGAAAACATCTCTAGAAAATTTATAATATATATTTCTTATGATAATATAATATATGTTATCTAAAGTAAAAGAATATTATCACGACGGTATGGCAGTAATCATAACAAATCCAAAATATTATATTTTGGCATCCATTATTGAAATGATAATATTAATAGTAATCGTATATAAATGGTCTCCCTTAGGGATTTCTGAGAAAAATCCAGCATTGGCAAATATATTTGTTGTTATGTTTGGTTTTTTTCAAGTATTGACCTATGTATTTGTACAAAATAAAAAAATGTTGTCAGATACAGGTATTACAGTATCAGTAGAGCTATGGGATGTATTTATAAAAGTTGTATTTACATTGTTGACAGTATGTCTAAGTGTAGCAGGTATTTACCTATTTATATGGTTATTAACCTCTATTCCCAGCATAGGAGACATATTTTCTATTATAATTAATGGATTTATACTATTTGGAGCCATTGCATTGTTATACGCAATACTCGCTCCGATTGTAAATAATGCGAAAATTAATCCAACTCAACAAAAAACCTTTCTGTCGCTAATTTCGGCTTTTATCATGTATATTCCTTGTGCTATGATTGATCTTGTGGAGTGGTTTAAATACCAATATAATATTACTACAAATACAGTATTATTACTCCTTGCAGCGGAAGTTCTTTTAATTACGCTGGCGTTGTTATCGCCCAAAATAATGACGTTTATGATTAATCAAAATGGTACTCTTTTGTTGAGATATCCAGTCTATTTAGATAAACAAACACAATTAGGAAGTTATGAAGTGTTACATAAAAATGAATCACATAAAGCATATAAGTATGCTTTGTCAGCGTGGTTTTGGATCAACCCGCAACCACCGAATACTAGAGCGTCTTATAATACTTGGACAAACATATTTGAGTTTGCAAGAAAACCAGCGGTGGAGTTTTATGGAGGAGCATTCCCCACACCCAAACTACGTGTAAATTGTAATTTGAAAGGAGACGAAGAAATTACGATATATGAAACAGACGAAGTCCACTATCAAACATGGAACAATATTGTTATCAATTATGATGGTGCAACAATGGATGTATTTTTAAATGGAATTCTAGTAGGGTCAAAGCCTAACGTTGCTCCATACATTACTATGGAAAACATAAATGTAGGCGCAGAACGTGGTATTGAAGGAGGAATATGTAATGTCGTTTTTTACAAGGATATTCTTCAAGAAAAACACATACAATTGGCATATAAAACATTGAAGGGATTACCTCAACCAATTCTTTAGATAATTTCTATTTGTATTATATAATAATGACTATTGTAAAAACTGTATTGTATATTCTAGTGTTTTTAGTGTTGTTATATATTATTATTAACGTGTTTTTTAAAAAATCTAATACTTTAACCAGAATACATAATGGAGACGAAACCCAAACCGTTCTTGCAAACAGTCTTCCATACAACAACAACACAAGCAATTATACATATTCTACGTGGTTTTATGTGGAAGATTGGAACTATAGATTTGGAGAAGAAAAGACACTTCTTCAAAGAGTAGATCAAGATGGAAACCCTAGTCCTGGTATTGTATTAGGAGCAGTTGAAAACAATATTACTGTTTCCGTATCTTGTTATCCACAGAATCAAACCGATGACGGTACCATTTCAAGTACTTCTATTGTACATAAATGCACTATTCCTAATTTCCCATTACAAACATGGGTAAATCTTATCATTAGTTTATATGGACGCACTCTAGATATGTACATAGATGGAAAACTGGTTCGCACCTGTGTATTGCCTGGTGTAGCGAAGGTTAACCCTGAGGCCAATATATCCGTTACCCCTGGTGGAGGATTTAGCGGGTGGACGTCTAAATATGAATATTGGGATAACGCTACAAATCCACAGCAAGCCTACAATATTTATAAATCTGGGTATGGTGGAAGTGCTCTAGGAGGATTATTTAACAAATATAAACTAAAAGTAAGTTTTTTAGAAGATAATCAAGAGCAAGCAAGTTTTAAAATATAATTAACTTAACTACATACAATTTATCTTACAATAGTATATAGTTATGAATTTTAATGCGAGTAACACAAACGCATTTAGTAGGTTTTCTTCCAATAAATATTTGTCTGGAACAAATGAGTTCTTAGAATCCAATAGCATCGTTGCTAAATTTGCTTTCCTATTATTAATATTAATTTTATTTGTTATGGCATTACGGTTAGGAACTTCCATCATGTCTTATATGTTCACACCTAGTGAAAATCCAACATTGATGAACGGGATGGTGGATGCCAAACAGTTTATACGAATCCCTCAAGATCCTTCTTTAAAAGGAGCTATTCCTATTCTCAGATCACAAAATGAAAACGAAGGTATGGTGTTTACATGGTCTGTGTGGATTAACATATCAGATTTACAATACAGAGAAAACGAATATAAACATATTTTTCACAAAGGCAACGATAATATAAACGTTACAGAGACACCTATAGGCATGAATCAACCCAATAACGCACCTGGGTTATATATCGCTCCTTCTACAAATGATTTAGTAGTAGTGATGAACACCTTTGAAAAGATTAATGAAGAAGTAGTTATTAAAGATATACCATTACACAAATGGCTTAATGTAATCATACGAGTAGATGAACAACATAAGTTAGACGTCTATATCAATGGACGATTAGTGCGCAGACATCTTCTCACAAGTCTTCCAAGACAAAACTATGGAGATGTCTATGTATCTATGAATGGTGGCTTTTCTGGATATACTTCCTGTTTGAGATACTTTAATTCTGCGATTGGCACCAATCAAATTCAATCTATTATTGATAAAGGACCATGTCTCAACGTACTTAGTGGCAACAATTCTTTAGATGCGAAACCTAGATACCTCTCATCCAGATGGTTTTTTGCAGGGAATACTGATACATACAATCCTTAATGTTTCCTCATTACAATTTATTATAGTATTATATAATGAATTGTAAACAATGTTGGACTCGGGGTGGTCCTGAACCACCAAATACATGGAGTAGGGCTACCATTCCATGTATGGATACTAGCAGATATACTAGAGATGAGTTGGACATGAGACGTAAAGCAGAAGTATTACAATATAAACAGAATTCATTACAGTGGACAAAAAAACAAAAAATATCGTATCTTTCCAAAAACCCTATCGGACAACCAAAACAAAATATGGTTACACCTATTCAACAACTGTTATTCAATTACGGAGCATATACACCCGATAAACCTTCCAATCAATGTGTGAAGTATAACGGCATATATATGATAAATGTGTTTGATCAAGGGGAAATATTTACTCCTCCGAGCGCAAGCAACGTTCCATTTAGTAATAATAACGAGCAACTATATTACGATACTAGAGTTCCTTTGACCAATTGGAAACGTCAACCATTATTTGCAAATAACAACACAATGAATGTACCTGTTAATATACTTAAATGTTCGTGAAATATTAAGAAAGATAATATAATATAATCTTATATTATATGTCCAGATATAGACCAAGTGTATACAATGATGTATTCTTCAATAATATAACGTCTACTGGAAATATTAAAGCAAAAGGAAGCGTTACAAGTGCAAGTGTTGTAACAGATAAACTTACTGTTCAAGGTAAACCGTTTGATGCCAATGGAACAGGGTCATCAGGACCAACAGGACCACAAGGACCACAAGGGCCACCAGGAGGAGGCGGAGGAGGTGTAACCGGACCGCAAGGAGCAGATGGAGCAGATGGAGCAACCGGACCGCAAGGAGCGCAAGGAGCAACCGGAGCGCAAGGAGCAACCGGAGCGCTAGGAGCAACCGGAGCGCTAGGAGCAACCGGAGCGCTAGGAGCAACCGGAGCGCAAGGAGCAGATGGAGCAACCGGAGCAACCGGAGCGCAAGGAGCAGATGGAGCAACCGGAGCAGATGGAGCAACCGGAGCAGATGGATCTTCACAAGATGATACACAATACGCAATTAAAGCGACAACTTCTCTTGTTGCACGAACCATTTCTGGTACAGGTACATCGCCAGTGTACAATTGGAAAAAGGTAATAAGTGGAAATAGCAACTTCATTGCGATACGTGACGATGCATCAGATAATAGAACAGACAATCTTACATCTATAATTGATAGTACCGCAAATACAGTTATTCAATCTAGCGATGGAGTTTCATGGTCTTATCTAAATCCATCTCCACTTGCACAGTTAAATGATGTTATTTGGGATGGAACACAATATCTTATAGCCAGTAATACATCAAATCTTGGGATATCGGGTTCCAGTGATATATCAAAAATACAATTATATAGTTACAACCCTGATACTAGTACATGGACGAACATTGCCTGTATACATAATTTATCAGGCACACTCACAGCATTGGCTTCCATAAATTCAATCGTATATACCGGGGAATATTACATAGCGATTACTAGTACTGGGAATACGTATTATGTAACGAAATCAGACTTTAGTACTAGTACAGTTAATAATATAAAAACGGTCACATGGACATTATTTGGTGCTTATCTTTCAGATTCAATTCCTAGTACTGTTACAAACAAATTTCAGCAAACAAATTCCCAATCGGATTATGCCTCTAGACTGTATTGGTTTGGCGCAACGAACACTGTACATGCATTAATTGATTATACAGGTCCTACTACACCATATACTGGACATTATTATATAACATTAGACTCCCAAAGCGATATTGCAGGTACTTCGGCATGGTCGGGGAACACTATTCTAGGTGATGAACCCGATTTATGGAACGATATAGTTTATTCTGATGAACTACAACTTTTTGTAGCAGCAGGGTACAACTCAAATAATCTAGCTGTTCTAGCAACGTCTACGGATGGAATTGATTGGAATAAGCAAACTATTAATGGATCTATGCAGAAATTGAATAGTGTTGCATGGAGTAATCTAGGATGTTTTTTAGCTGTATCTGGTGGCGATGCGGTGTATACCTTGTATTCCGTGGATGGAATTAACTGGGTACCTTTTTCGTATGCTGGGTCACCCCATTTTAGGTCGTGTATTTGGTCAAATGACCAAGGAAAATTTGTAGCGATAGGAAATACTAATACGATATATACTACATCATTAACTGCGAGAAAACCGACAAGTGATAATGTTTTTAAAAGTAAATATAACAACATAGATGATAATGGTAACTGGTATTATGGAGGCAATGTTACTATAGACGGGACGTTAACTGTTTTGGAAACAAATACTACAACAACTTCAACATCGTTTTTTCAGGAGTTTGATGCAGACAACATAACAGTGAATCAGAATGCAACAATTGGTTCACTCAACGTTGGTCCAACTGGAATGTCAGTAGACAATACAGGGAACACTATTATTAATGGAACGTTGGACTTGAATAAAGATTTAACATTTACGAAGGCATTAAAAGGGAATGCCTTTAGTGTAGGAGCTACAGGGGATATAAGCACTACAGGGACGCTTAATGTATCTGGTGTGAGTACCTTTGACACTATAGACGTTGTCACAGGAGACATAACCACTTTAACCAACGACAAAATAACGTCTACCGATAGAATCATTATCAACAATACCAGTCCAACTTTGTATTTAAAAGATACAAACGGTAGATCGGGAATGATACATATGAACGATGACAGAATGTATTTTCTTAGTGGCGTGACGAATAGCGAATCTTGGAGTAAAGTCAATGGAGAGTGGCCACTTGTATTACATACAGATACAAACTTAGCCCAATTCGGCGGGAATATTGACAGTCCAAACTGGAAGGTTCTAAAACCCGCTTTTAATTTAACTAATAGGTTTCCTAATAGTAGTGGAGCAACACAAGTAACGGTTGCGACGAATGTAGTGATTACAGGTAATTTTATTCTTGATTTTTATAATTCGGGTTTTATGAGAAATTCTACAGGTGTTGGTATATTTCAATTATATGCTGTTCCAAATGCGGGAGGTTCAAATATAAAGATTGGAAGCGATCGTCAATACTTCAACTCGTTAAGTTTCCATCTCTCATTTAGTCAGTCTAATTATGTGACAAATGTTCCTGCTGGGACTTATTCTTTATTATTAACTCGTAATACCACGACACTAAAACACGATGTTAATGACTTCTTGACCGTAATAATGGAAATGGTTCCATTTTAATTTCTAATGTATATATAATGGATTACTTTATCACACTCACGATGAAATATCCAAATAAACAATTTTTTATAAAAGATACGTATGATACTTTAGAATGGTTGGAAAAAGATATACCGAAACCAAGCGACGAAGAACTCAAAGAATATTGGGAAGTAATAAAAGAAGATTATTTTAAAGAAAATATGCGTGAAGAGCGTAACCGACTATTACAAGACAGTGATTTTAGGGTTGTTTCAGACTACCCGCAACGAGACAAATGGATACTATACCGCCAAGAACTCCGTGACTTCCCGAGTGTGTGGACGCCCGAGATGCCGTTTCCCGAAAAACCCGAATAAAATAATATGTACCGATACTATGTATATATTATTAATCTTTAATGATCAAGAATGTAAGCAATTAAACTGTATATGGTTGTATGATAGTGTTAGTTCCGTAATGACTGACACCAAAGGGCTTATTAAATATAGCGACATAAATCGTAAAACCCGTATATACAAAACAGCGAAATCGTTCTTTAGGATACTTAAAATATCAAGTGCAGACACCAAATTATACTTCAAATAAATAAAAAATAATGTCGTATAGTATATGCCGTCAAAATACTTGTTTTTAGAAAATGCTCAACGCAATTTAAGTGTGTGGGAAAACCTACCGACCTTGTCGCAATCTTCTCGTGAATGCTATATAAGCGTGTCTTCCGTTAAATTAGTCTTTGATGATGTTCCGCTCTTTTATGCTGTGAGACTTAAAATCGATTTACCAGTAATGAACTACGTTTCGTCTTCCAATAGTATCCCAGTGATCGCTATGTTGTCACAAGGCACAAATAACATTACTTCGTCGGGAACAACAGAAAATAAAGTATTTGAACTTATCCACGCCGACCAAATACAGTTATTTAGCAATGATAATCTTAAACGAGCAAAATTTGTATTGGAAGACCAAGAAGATGGTACGGAGATTGTATTAGATGTGGACGATAGATTAGATATTATGTTAAAAATCGATTATGTAGACCAACAATCAGTAACCAATCAATATATTAGCGAAGTTCCCAAGCATCTATAAGAAAAGATACACTGATTTACCCCTTTACACCGAAAGATATATATATTACCTACCATCTCATAGTGTCCGTATTTCGCCAAAAGTTTTTAAACCTTGCCAGATGGTTAATAGAATGACTATTCATTATATTAACTATAGAAAATAAACGTAGGCTATCCATTTATTCTTTTAGGATATTTTTAGGATATATATACAAAAAGGATATAAACGGATATTTTATATTATGTATATATATAATGCCTGAATACAATTGTGAATGTTGTATGTTTAAAACTCATATTAAAACTAAATTTTCCCTCCACATGGAGACAAGTAAGCATTTAAAAAACATGGAATCCTTTGTTAAGATAGAACCGGACAACTTAAAAGAACGAGTCGCAACATTAGAAGAAAGCAATCAATCATTAAAAGAAACCATTCAGTTGTTAATGAAACGCATAGATGCTTTGGAAAACGCTCCACCAGTTTACTAGCATATATTATTCGTTTTCGTTAATCCAAACCCAACCGGTTATAATATACTTGTCATTACTTATAGGCATCGCACCGCTATGTTTATATGTCCATGTAGCAGGAAATAATAATAATGAACCTGTTTTTGGTTTTATTTTAAAATTATGAAATAACGTTTCTCCACCCTCTTCCACATCATTCAAATACCATAAATAGGTAATAATTCTATGGGATAATTTATCATTTCTTTTTTTCAAAAGCTGAATCTTCATGCCATTTATAAAATCCCTCTTTTGCTATATATTTTTGAAGTTGATATCCAGTGTCATCTATATTGTTACTCATCATAATCTCAATATTATTTTCCATTGAATATTTTTTTAAATAATGATTTAAATTTTTGTATAACGATTCATCATACATATTCAAAGGTTCTCTATTAAAATACATTTCTCTTGTAACCTTTGAATTTTTATTTAAACCGCCGCCGGTAACACCATCTATATGGTCTTCCTGATTTTCTTCAAATATTTTTATAATACTATCGCATAATTCATTTGATAAAGCATTTTCATATATTTTTATATAAGGGTCATTATTTATACCACAAAGCATATGTAAACATAAATATAAATATATATTTATATGCCTATTTATAAATATATATTAAATACAGACCAAGTAGTAGCATCGGTAACTGATAAAATAATATGGTTTTGTATATATTTTAACTTGATAAACGTCTAAACGAAGAAAAAACAAAAACATCCATGCTTCAAACACAATACGATAAATTACTATTACGGGTTCAAGCGTTGGAAAAAAAGGTGATTGTTTACACTACCATTGAAATATTATACAGATCCACATGATAATGATGATATGTCAATTTAGTTATTTTAAAACATATATTCATTATATAATATATATATATAATGAGTAATGGTATTTTCGTACCTACTGTGTTATCTGTAAAAAGTGTTTCTGGGTTGGAGTCTGCACTATCTGATAAAGTGGATAAAACTTCTTATCAAACCGATGTTGCCACGAACGCAT